TAAATCACTTAATTCTCTTTCCTTAGAAAGTAAAGCGCCTACATAAATATCATCTTGTAAAGAGGGGTCTGCAGAAATTATTCTTTGTGTTGCTTTGTAAAGCGTATCTAAATCAGCTGTATAAAGTAATTTTTCCCTTAACATTGACTCAGTTTCGTCTTTTAATTTATCTTCACTTGGAATACTTTTACCAGATTTTTTATATGAATTTATTATATCCTGTTTAGTAACTTCTAACTCTTCTTTATATGGTTCTATAGTTTGTTTAACAGGCGTGTAAACTCCTTTTCCCATATGTACATTATCTGTAACCTCATAAGGTGTAAACAAATTAGGATCATTAAATGTTTTTTTATTGTTTTGTTTTTCTTGTATAACCTCTGGATCTTCATCAACTAAAGATTCAAAAGTAGATAAAGTTTCTTCTTGTGTTTCTGAAAACTTATCTTTTTCTTCTTGAGAGAATTTTTTTTGTTTAAGAAAATCTTTTATTATTGCAGTGTTTTTCTTTGATTTATCTGGATTTTCTATATCTAATTCTAAACGATCAGAAGTAATAATTTCTCCTTCATCATTTCTATAAGATAATCTACCAGTAGTTAATTTTTGTTTTATAGAATTTCCACCACCATATCCAATGTAAGATGGAGTAGAACTTTCATCTCTAGTAAATTTAACATCACTCCCTTCTAATAATTTATTAATTTTATCACTACTTTCTCTTGCATCACTTTTGTAGAAATCATCTCCAATTAAATCAGTAACAGTATCAATAGAAAACGGATCAGAGTCTATTTGTGATTCTTCATCTAATCGTTTAAGATTGTATTTTTTTACATATTCATCAAATGAAATTCCAACTTCATCTGCCCCACTTTGGACCTCACTTTGACTATATGTTATACCGTTTAATTCCCACATATTAATAAATTATAAAATTATGTTTGATCATTATTCTCTTGGTGAGGTAATTTTTTTTCACTTAATTGATTAATAATGTTATCTATCATTTTTCTACTTTCAGCTGAATTTCCATAACCATAAGTTTGTTTTAAGTAAGCTGTAATTACAGTTCTAAGTTTATCGCCTTTTAACTTTACATTATTATAACCAGTAATAGCTCCTATACTTTGTTTGTCGTCTGTAGGTTTTCCTATATCTTTATTCAAAATTAATTCTTTAGTCTTCTTATCATATTCGACATCACTAATTGTCCCAAGATTTGGTAAATTAACACCAACTAAAAAGTTATAATCCGTAGCGTTTTTAAACTTATTAACGGTATTATTAATTTTTGTAGTTTGTGATTTATTAAATTCAGGTCCTGCTGGTGGTTTTTTACCAGTAATATTTTCATTATATTGTTTATCAAATTTCCCACCTTCTCCAGCAAATGTTATACCACTGTCTGTAGTATATGTTTTATAATCATCAGTAGTTACTTCTTCTCCTGTATTATTAATATATGTTAATTCCCCTGTAACCGGATCTTTGGAAGCAGTAATATATTCATAAGTCGGTATTCTATCTTCTAAAGCAAAACCTACCATGTCTGTAATAAACCTTATTTTAGATTCCTCACTTAGTTTATACACCCCTTCTCTAACAGGTTCAAGAGGTTTTCCCTTAGGTACAAATTCTAAATATGTAGCATTTAAGTCATTAAAAGAATCTCTATTATCTACAGCATCAGCCATACCGGTTGCCTCTGCTGCATATCCAGTAATAATGTTTTTTACTACAGCATCGGTATTTACTGTTTTAATATAATTTGTGCCTATGATATCTCCATCTTGATTTTTAATGGGTATTTCTTCAATCGTAGGATTTAAATATTCAGGAACAAAATCTTTTGTTGTTTTATTTTGCATACCTGACTCGTCCCAAATTTTATCAAACCTTGTAACTACATTATCAATTTCAACATAATCTTGATTTAATGTATCCATAACATTAAAATCTTCTCCTCCATTTATACTTGCAAATATTTGATCAACACCATCTATATCTTTAAATTTATATTCTACTTTAACAGGTTTTCCATCTCTCATTAAAGTGCCTACTATAGCTTGTTTACGTTGATAATTTAAATTAATTTCTTTAGACCACTTTGAAGCATCACTTCCTGTAAAAATACCACCAGGTTCATTTGTAGTAGCTTCTGAAAATTTTTTCCCATCAGTTGTTTTCCATTCTTGTATATTTCCAGCAGACAACATAGATAACCTTATTTTATGTTGTTCTTTTTGGATTGCGGCAGAAATTATAGCCCTATCTTCTCCAACAGCATCTTGCAGTTGTGCTTCTAATTCAAATTTTCTGTTAATAGCAGCATCAGTCATATTATACCAACTTTCAGAAAAAATATTACTTTTTTGAATATTAGAAAAAACTTGATCTTTATATCTATTTTGTTCGGCTACTTCTTTTTCATGTTTTTCAGCCGCCTCTTTAATTTCTTTATTCTTTTTATCCCAATAAGTATTTATAGTATTAGCCGTAGTTGTACCTAAATTTGCTATAGCGTTAGCTATGATAGCGCCTGACTTATTATCGATAACTGTTATTGGATTTTCATATGCTCCCATATTGTTTTGTATTTTTAAATTCCACGTCTATTTTCTAGCTGCTTGTCGAGCTGCTACATTTTCACTGCTCCAATGGCCACTACCAGCTACACTAGCCCCAATTTGTCCTACTGCAGACACACCACCCATTATAGCGGACGTAGCGCTTTGATTATGTGCTACTTGTGCTTGTTGTTGTCCTGTTAATTGAGCACCTAATCTATTAAGTTTTTGCTGATCTCTATTATCTTCTTCTCGATATACAAACTCTTTTCCTTGGGCTTGTGCTTTTTGTACTTTTTCTGCTTGACTCATTTGAACATCTTGCATTCTTTTAGCTTCACTCATTTGAATATCTTGAATTCTTAATTCTCCTTCAATTCTAGATTTTTCCATAATTTCTTGATTCCTAGCTTCTTGCTGTTCAATATTAGCACTAATTCCTTGTTTGCTTTTCAAGGCCATTTGAGCTAAAGCCGTTGCACCACCTGCAGATGTTCCACTAGCTTGCATCATATCTAAAGTATTTGCTAAAGCTATATCAGCTTCAGCCGCCTGCATTTCAGAAGCTTTAGTAGCTACAGCTAAATTCATTTTAGGTGCAGAGGCCATACCACTTAAATTACTAGCCATAGCCGATAAATCAGTTATACCTTCAAAAGGATTTATAACTTTTGTTCTATTCTTCTCTTGGAATGCTATTTTACCTTCTAACTCTCTAGCTTTATCTCTTGCCTTTCTTGCTTTCTTTTTTTCTCTACTAGATTGCCAAATAGAAGTTCCAACAGATACTGCGGCTGAAATGCCGGCTGCCCATACACTCATAATTATTTATTTTTTATTTGTAAATTTTTTTTCATAGTTTCAATACTAATCTTGGGATCATCGAAATTTTTAGCTATAATTTGTTTTAATACAGTTTTTACAGTTTTCTTTTTAGTAGCGTGTACTGTTATCCATATAGTATCCTCTTCAGTATATATAACTCTTTTAGTTCCTGGTTTGGTTATACCATTATATGGTGCTTGTATGTGTTGCATACCATTTTCTGTTAACACTTTAACTTTACCTTTTTGTACAAAATATGGATGCTCTTGTTTGTGTATACCTGTAGTAAAAAGTTGACCTTTAGGCATAAAAATTTCTCTTATGTATAATCCATCAGAGAAAGTATGTTTTAAAGGATTTATACTATTAGCTATTTCATCTTGACCGGGATTGTCAGGATCTCCATAAGATCCAGGAGCTTCAACAATTTTTTTTTCAAAATCTATAATAGCATTTCTAAATTGTTCTATTCTTTCTATATCTTTTAAGGTATATTTTTCTTTATTAATTAATTTCATTTAATTTTGTTTTGATATATAAATAATATGTAAACACATTGCTATAATACATAAAACATATAGAAAAAAATCCATATTATTTCAAAACTTTCTCGATAACATCTAAAATTTCGCCTTTAGATACTTTTAATTTAAAAGATAGATCTGCTGACCATTGATATTTTACTTTACCATCTACATATAAAATTAATATAGGTAAAGGTTTACCAGAAAAACTTTCTTTAAAGTTTGGTCCCTGATGTTCTATAGTAGCATGGTCTATTCTTATTTTATGCACCATGTATTTACTTGGTAATTCTCCTCGTGGAATATCATTCTTTAAATTCCAACTTGAATTTATTTGTAACAGTTGAATATCTGTAGTCTGACTAAAGCCTACATAGAAACTCAACAGTAAAATAAAAGTTAATATATATTTCATTTTATTATTTTTTAATTATTTCATATAATTTTTCATCTATTTTATCTAGCTTTTGCGAATTTTCTTGAACTTTTTCTTCTGTATTCATTATAGATTCGCGAATTAATTCGTCTTTAAGATCATATTCTGTTCTCGAAACTGGAGGTTCGGGTAAAAGTTTTGCTTCTTCTATGCCTTCTTGTAAAGTATAATACATACCTACTAAAGTAGCTAAAGCTACTCCAATAGCAACTAATGTTTTTATACTAACTTGAAACTTAGTATCTTCGCTTAATTCTGACATGTTATTTTTTTTAATATGCGGATTCGACATAATCCGATGAGGCGGCAAATAATTCCTTCATTCCTCCCGGATCGGTTAATGTATCAGTAGATATTTTAACTGTTGCATAATAACCTTTAATACCTGTCATTTGGTTACCAAATATTACTTCTCCTGGTGCGGCTGTACTATTGTTAACTAAATTAGCCATATATTTATTCTCTTTTCTATCAAAACCAGCATGATTTATTGGAGGTATTAAAGCTGTAGTATTAGCTGTAATTGGATTATTATCTAAATTAGCAAATTGATTTCCATAATTATCATATGCTCCTTCATTATAACTATATATAGAAGTAATAGTATCACTAGTATTTGTAGTGGAATATCCTTCAAAATCAGTATTCACTGATCCTATACCTGTAGCATCAGATATAAAACTTGTAACTTCCCATCCGTTACTACCTTCATAATTAATTGTTTTAAATACTTTAGAAACACTAACATCCGGGTTAAAAATAAACTCTATAGAAGAATCATTATTTAAACCATAGAAATTACCTCTTGGCTGGGTGGCAATATAATGTTGGTATAAACTTGCGCTATCTGTAGCAGCGGTGCTTGATGGACCAGTAGTATAAAATTTATTTTTTAAACTTAACATCATGCCTGGTTTATAAGTATATAAACTTGTCCAACCTTGTATGTTTTCGTCAAAAGATAATGTTTTATAAGGTACTAAAGAACTTTCTGGTTGAATGGATAAAACATATTGTTTATTATATATATCCCAACCACCTGTTAGTTTACCTTCGCCCATTGTGCCAAATTGATCTCTAAAGAAATCAATCATACCATAGTTTGATATTTCAGTAAGACCATCTTGTGATAATCTCATTACTGCATTTCTATCTTTATCGGTAAAATATTTTCTTCTACCATACACTGCAAAGCTTTCAGGGTTTTTACTAATTCCAAAATTACCTACATAAGCTTGAACTGTACCTATAACATTATTAGATGTAGTTACATTAGTAGACCCTTCGGCTGTATATATAATGTCTTTGTCGATAGGTGCTCTACTAACTTTTTTCTCTTGAAATATTATTAAATTAGTATCTTCAGCATAAATTTTTTGTATACTACCGTTTGCTGGATCTACACTTTTAATTATATCTTCTCCTACAGAAAAAACATTAGTATCATTAATACCTGTTCTAGCGTTAAATATACCTGAATAAATCATAGAATTAATCCTTACAGATGATTTAGGATTATCTTCGACTAAATATGCTTTAACCCCTTGACCTACGTAAGTATTGTTGTATCCTCCTCTAATTCTTGCTTCTTCTACCGCCCAATCTTGTTCGTTATCAGGATTAGTAGCTATAGCAGGATAGGTTAAATCACCTCTAGAACCATTCCATTCTGCAGGGGCAGGATTACTTCCATCATTTAAAGTCTTTCTTAATACGAAGGAATTAAAAAATTTTACTTCTACTGTTGCAGCCATAATTTATAATTGCACATTTATTTTTATTATTACCTTGTTAAGGACAAGCAGGAACCCCTTGAAGATACCAGTTTTGTCCACCGTTAGCTTTTCCATTTTGAAAAGCATCTAAAGCTGAAGTAGCTCCATCTATAGTTAATGTTACATATGTTCCACTATATCCACCTAAATTAACGGTCTGATATGTTGCTCTAGATCCTGCACCAAAACTTACAGATCCAATTTTTTCATAACAATTAGAAGCATTAGGAGACCTTACTGTTATTTCACTAACTCCAACCACAGCTGCCGGAGAACCTTCAGCACCTTTGTTATTTGTTACGTTTTGAAATAATGTATATATATTACAAGTAGAGGACATAGTTAACGCATCTAAAGTTTGTAAAAATTCTATTTTATTATTACCTGGAGCATATACCTGCATTACACCATATCGATAAGCTGCGGCAGGAGAATTACATTGGTTATTATTACCTCCAGTAGCTGGATCTAAATTAGCTACACACGGTTCAGCAGTACGAATAATTTTTTTACCCATTTGATCAAATTGAGCAGTCCACCTCATATTTTTTTGTGTCATAGTAGTACCATAAACATAATCAGGAGCAGGACAAGTAGGACAAGTCCATAGCGGGGCACCATCTCTAGTACAACTATTTTCATTTCCCCATTTTGTATTTAATGATGTGTCAGAAACAGCTGTATAACCAAACCATTTATTTGTAGCACCTGGAGACCAACCACTAGTTAATTGAGGATCTGTATAAAATTGAGATACGTATTTAAAACCCCATTCTCTTGCATAAACAACTTGATCTATAGCCGCACCTGCTGCGCTAGTTCTATCATCGCATGCTGCAGTTACTCTATAAGCAAAAGATGCAGGAGCTGCTGAATCACTTCCAGAACCATTACTATAAAAAGATACTAATTGACTTGGATTGTAAAAATCTCCAAAACTTAACCATACTCTTTGATTTTGTTGAGCTGTTGTATAATTATCATATGGAAATGGTGGAGTTTTAAATGGTGTTAATGTTGGTATTTTAGGATTAGTTACCGATGATGAAGTAGTAGGTGAAATATTAGTACCATAAGGATAACGTGTAATTAATCTATATTCTCCAAATCTATCTGGAGCATCTGTAGGAGCAGTACCTCCTGGATCTCTATAAGCTTGATTTCTACCTACAACAAATAATTTTCTACCTAAGGTATTTAATAAAGGATCTACTTGAGTTTCTCTTGAATCCATCCATGATTCAAAACAATCAGCTGTAGCAGGGTCTGCACCACTACCTTCATCTGTAATTGCATTACTTAATTTATCTTTAACACCAGTAGTATAAAACGCTGAACCACCAATAAATTGTGAACCTCCAATTGTTACCCCGCTTCCTACACTATCTTTATAATAAGCATCAGCTTGTGCACCTCCAAATTTTATATCATTACCCTCTACATCTTTAGCTGTCATCCATGTTGCGTTACTATTTTCTCTGTACTGCAAATAAGTTGGCCAAATAACACCTGGTCTATCATTAGGTGCTGAACCATAATTCCCTAATTCAAAATCTACTATTATATAAGCACTACCGTTTGTAATTCCTTCAGGAACAGGAATAACATTAGTAACACAATCACTTCGTCCTGAACTTACTACTGTTCCTAAACCAGAATTTGTAGCATTCATTTCAACTTGTGCATTTCTATTTGAATTATTCCATTGCCACCCATCAGCTGCAGCACTAGTTGCATAACTAGGTAAGCTTGTACCTAATCCTAAACCACTTACAACTTCTCTATTAATAGGAGGTAAAGGTGTGCTTTCTACAGGATCAGGAGTAGGAGCAGCCCAATAATATCCAGAGGATTCAGCCGCTTGATTAATACACATGTTTTTCGTACTTCCAAATGTGCTATTTAATGGAAGAGTTTCATAACCTGTATTTCCACTTACTTCTGGAGCACAAGTTCCTTCAGCAACACCACCTATAGTGGTTTCATTAGTACCAGCATCTGTAAGACCTATTTCTAAATTTACTGGTACATTTAATGTATCAGTAGGATCAGTAACTTCTCCATTATCATTTATAACTAATTCAGGAACACCATTTCCTATAGGATCTTGAGATATTATCCTCCAAGTTAAATCATTTTGGTTTTGTTCATTCCAAGCGCTTCCATTTACCCCTTCAAAAGTATATAAAGGACTAGTACCAGGTTCTACTACAATACCTTCACTTGGGCAAGTTATTTCAGGTTTTACATTAAATAACTTTTCAGTTATAGCAATTTTAGTAACTATACCTTGCTGTGAACCGCTATCATTGTTTTGTACGTCAAAATTAAATGTAAAAGAATCTTTTACTGGAGAATTTGTATTATAATAAAAATATGTTCCACTAGAAATTTGAAGAATATAAGTATCAGGAGTATTAACTCCATTACCTGCAGTTCGAATTAATTCAAATTTTTCTGTTACATCTTGATTTTCTCCATCTGTTACCCAAAAACCTGATGTTGTATCAATATTACTATTTACTACCATTAATTTTATACCTGAAGCATCTTGAACATAAGGAAAAAATGGTTTAGACGTGTATACTCCATTAGAATACGTTGCTGTAGGGGATTCACCTGGTGTTATATCTTCAGCTAAATTAAATGTCCACGTATTAGGAGCAGCAGCCATATCTTGGTCTGTTGTAAAATTTTTAATAGCTGAACTACCTGTTTTTATAGCTTCATTTAATTCTGCTATAGTTCCACTAGATGAAGTTTCCCAATAAATATCTAATCTTGATTCTACAGGTTGAGTTTCATAAACACTTAACCACGATGTTTGAGCATCGGTTACAGTTGTTTTAGCTGCTGTACCTATAGGGTTTGAAGTGATAGAAATACGAGCTAAAGAAGGATTTGATACAGTTTGATATACTGAACCATATTTTGTGTTACTCGTATTATCAAATAAATTATTTTGATCTGCTATTGTTGAAACTGTATCTGAAATAGCTATTCTTGTTGCGGCGTCTACAGGATTAAATTGATAATTATAAGTAGGTGTAGCATTAGCATGAGGAGCAATTCTTCCATATAATTGTACAGAACTTCTAAATTGTTTTTGTTCAGGTCCTACTTCAGTTAAATCTCTAGGTACTTTATTTATATTATCATTTAATAAAGTAGTAAAAGAAACTGTATTTACAGGATCAGGAGCATCAGTCGATTGTTGTGCAGCAGTAAGGTTAGGATAAAAATTCATAATACTAGGTAGATACACGTTATAATATTCCTGTTCAGTTTGTTTAACAACAATTTTATAAGAATACCATCCTAATGGGTTATAATCATCAGATGTTGGATCTCCATTATATAAACCTGGCCATCCTGTACTTAAATTATGTGGTACATTTTCTTCAACTGGAGTGTTAAATAATACTTTTATAGAATCTCCTGGCCATTTTTGTATTAAATTCTCAGAAGGTATAGTGTTAGAAATGTTATTATAAGGAAAATAAATAGTGTCTCCTAACAATGTTAGTTCTCCATCAAGAGCTTGTGTGTTTACTGATGACAAGATAGTAGTAGAACTTCTGCCATATCTATCAGATAAAACAACTCCTACTTGATAATTTCTATTTTGCTTAACAGTATGCATTGGGTATTCACGTGAAACAGTTCTTTCTATTGGACGTGGAACTGTAGGGTCGTCAGCAACAAAAACATCATACTTATCTGAAACCGCAACATTGTAATCTAGCGTTTCAGGTGGAGTGTGTTTATTTTGAAAATTACTATAAACTAATCTATTACTAATAATTTCTTGACCATGAGCTCTAACTGGTGCTTTATCATATACACGAGTTATTTCACTACTTGGTAATGTTTTATAAGGTTTGTCCCCTTGATAGTTATACTCTATAACAGTATCAGTTCCAAAATTTTCATATCCATTAGTTCCAACTCGAGGAATTGTATCTACTACTTGAATTTCTAAAGCATCTGATTCTTTATATAAAATTTCAATTTCATCTACTTGCATTGCACTAAACAAAGCGTTAGCCGCGATACCATTATTATCTTTGTCTAAAGGTAAAGGTATTTGTAGAAATATATTATTTACTTTATTTTCCATAAAACCTACCACGGTACTTCTATACGTAGCTTGTTCGTCTGTTGTCATACCTACTGGAGTTGTAGCTCCTATAAAATAACCATCTTGTTTAGGTATAAAAGTTGCTTGAGTAAATGGAGCCATTAAAGAATAATTTCCATCTTCAAACTTAAATCTATAACTAAATCTTACAAATTTATCTTCTAAGAAATCAGGATCTCCATTAAATTTTGGGTTATAATTTGGATTTGTTGTAAGACCTGGATATCCAGTATTATATGTACCACCTGGATTCATAGGAGAACTAGCATCCTCCATACTTGTAACCCAATTGTCAGTACCTAAACCAGTCCCGGCAGTAGGTCCTGTTATAGGATTTAAGTTTTGATTGAAATAAATTTTTGATCCTGGAGGTAAATCTAGTAATAAATTTACTGGTGTTTCTGCTCCTGGTAACGCGCTTCTATCTATTAATTGTATTTGATTACCATTAGAATAACAACAAAAAGCGCTGTTGTTTGGAATAGCACCAACAACATCTGACGTAACTAAAGCACCCACTAATGTTTTTCCTACATCAAGTTCATTAGCTAAACCTAGTCTATTATCTGCACTTAGTAATATTAAAGATTGACCAGCTGCCGCAGTTCCAGTAGTTATTGCCGAACCACCATTTGGCCAATATTCTGCAGCTCGTTGTTGATATAGTTCAATAGCTTGAAAAGGCGCATAAGTAGCTACTGATATTTGATCTTCATTTGAATAGTAATTTAGAGTTTTGGCTCTATCAATATTTATTCTACGAGGTTGATTCCTATTATCTGTCCAAAATAATATTCCTTCTAATAAATTTACAGATAATATAGGATGTGTGGTAGAGAAGTTTAAAAATGCACCAGTAAGTAATAAATCAGTTTCTTTATTTGAAGTATTGTGTACATAAATATAATTATTAGCACTAGAAGAATAATTTAAAAGTTGTGTATTATAACCAGGAGCTAATCTTTCATCATAATCAGTTAAAAATATATAAATATTATTATTAACTTCATCAGTATATAAACCAATAGTAGTAAGATTACAATTACAACCACTTAATGTTTTTAAATCAACAAGCTCTATGTTACCTAATACATTTTCTAAAGCGCCTACATCAGCTCCTTCGGATTTACTTACTTGTATATTAATTCCTTCACGATACTCACCATTTGGTAATAACCTAGCATCTAGGTCTTTATTCATTTTGGACTTAATAAAAGAATTTTTAGCTTCTGCCATTTAGTTTAATTTTTAAGCCATTTAGATTTACCTCTCATAATCTGAACAAACTCATTTGATTTAATATTAGATAATCTTATTTTTGCATTTCTTAATTTAGCACTTTTTTCTCTTTTTAATCTTTGAACTACATATTCAGGTTGATTTATTCTACTAGCTAAAATAGCGTGACTTAAATAAGCATAGACCGCTTCTTCAGCTAATTTAGGAACTCTCATATCTTCTTCATATCCTAATCCATCTGATATATATTCTAATACTATAACTTTATCTTTTAAATCACTAGAAAAAGATAACATTCCATTACGATCATTAATTGTAAACCAACCATTTATCTGAGAAGTTTCTGGTTGCATACCATAACGTTGCCCATATCCATAAAACCAATTTCCATATAAACCGTATAATCCATCAGATATCAATCTACCTGTTATATCATCTCTTATTTCTTTTAATAATTCCGTATTTTGACTATCCCAACGCTCTTCAGTTATAGATGTTCCTGTTAAATTTCTTCCTTCATTATCTTGTGTAGGTATACCTGCGGCATCTTGAATAGGTTTAGTATAAGGATTAGTAGTTAAAGTAGTTGGATATATTACATGTGTAACACCTAAATCATCTACCCATGATACATTAACATAATTAACGTAATCCTGTGGTATAGGTACACTTAAACTAGCTGGTATAGTTAGTTCTTGAGATTTTATACTTCTCAATGTATCATAACTAAATTCTTGTAATGCTCTTTTTGTGTGAAAAATAACATCTGTTTTTTTAACACTTGAAATTAATTTACCCGCACCGACATAAGCCACTAAGAAGTTATTAACTAAATCTTCTACTTTTATATAAGAATAATTATTATAATTATGTTGAGTAACTTTTCCGTAAGCATCTTTATTTCCAAAATTACCTCCACTTTCAGTTAGTAATTGTATAACTACATAAGTACCAACTGCTTGTGCTGGTAAAGTAAATACATTATTTAATACTGTATACGCTGAAGTGTATTCAGCAAAAGTTCCTGGATTACCTGTTGCGCTAGTGTATAACCTAAAATTATTTTGATTGTAATCTTCAGATGTAGGATCAGCACTTCCAAAAGTTATTTCTGTGTTAAAAGTAGCCGTAAAAATTGTTTGATCAGCAGTAGCTACAAACATTTGAGCACCTGCATAATATTGCGAATTAGTTTCTGTGATTAATCCTCCGTTAGGTTGTGCCATAATTTATTAACTTTTTTCATTTTGTTCATTCATCGCTACTTCTTGTGTAGCAGCTTGTACAATTTCAGGATCTCTTATTATTACCCCAGCATATTTTAATACTTGTAATATAACATTAGTTTGCTCGGATTCATGTAACTCAAAATCTCTAGAACCAGAAGGAGTAGTGCTTGCGTTATAAGCATTAGAGTTATAAACGTATTGACCTAAAGCACCTACATCAAATCCCCAAATAGGATCTACAGGTTTTCTAATATAATCTACTTGTATATCTCCGGCAGTATTAATAGTTGTCGGTTTTACAAAAAGTTTGTAATCTTCAAATAAATAAACTGGAAAAGTTTTAGAAGGTTTTGTTAATAAGGAATTATTAACATGGTAGAATTCATGTCTATCAAGTCTTTGGAGTTCGACTTCATTATTGTATAATACAGTTCCTAATCTGTAAAAACTTACTTGATTACCATAAGCATCTAAACCAGGTAAGGTCCAATAAGTTAAAGTATTATTAGTTCCTGATGGAGTGGTAGAAACATAATTAGCGTTTCCAAAAGTTTTAAATATAGCTAATTTTCCATCAAGATTTTTAACTCTATCCGCATAATCTGTGTCAGTTTGGGGTACTCTTATTTGTTGGTTAATATCTTCAAAATATTTTTCAAATATTTCTAACTGCACTTGAGTTCCTAAATTGTTAAACTCAGTGGGTGTTATATAACCTCTTTGTTCTTTATTCAAGATAAGTAAAACAGTTTGGTATACCGTATTTACATTTATAGCCATCTGTATTTTTTATTATTATAATAAAGGAGGCCAAAGCCTCCCTTATTAACATTATATTAAGAAAGTTTTTTCTCTATTGACTTAAAAACCTCTAAGCCTTCATCTGTTTTAAAGAATTGAGCCATAGCGGAATATGGATGTTCATCAAATGGAACTGTCATTAGTTTCATTTGGTTTGAAGCCCACATAAATGTTCTTTGATCAGAACTTAATTTTATTATTCCAGCTTCTGTAGCTTTTATTGCAAAATTTCTTAGTTGTACATTTTCATCATTTGCTAGATCTATGAATAATTTTGGATTTTTCTTAGCAAACACTAACAAATCTCTTTTAATTTCCTTCGAACTCATATCTCCAACTTTAGAACCAACTTCTACTCTTAGAATAGCTTCAGCTTGATCAATATCAACCGTTCTAGCCATATTAAGTGCGTCTATTTCTAATTCTAAATCCATTAAGTCATCTTGAGCTTGTACGACTTCATCTACTTCTCTATATCGTTGTCCTTTTAATGGATGATATAAAGATAATATTTTTTGTAATGCTTCTTTTTCTTTTTTTACTAATAAAGCACCGTCTCTAAAAACAATATGTCCTAAAGTAGATTCTCCTTTTTGTTCATCTTTAAACGGAGAATTTTGATTAGTTGCATATCTAATTTCTCGTTGCTCTCTAGTTTTTGGATCATACCACAATAAAGCATGTCTTGTGGTGTGCCTAGATGGAATTTTATATGTTAAAGGGGTTTTATCACCTGTTAAAACATAAGTTCTATCTTTTACCTCCCAACTATCTTTAGGAGTTATTTTTTCTTTTTTAGGTGGTTCCATAACCGTTGTAGGTGTATCTATAACCACTTCTTCTTTTTTTATTTTTTTTGCCATGATATAATATAATTAAATAATTAAAAGTAAAGGTAGGGACATCTAATAATAGATGCCCCATCTTTACAAAGTATTAAATACCTTTGAATAATACAAAGTTATTAGCAGCTTGAGTTACAAGACATCTTTCTGAAAGGAAGTTTACTTCCATTGCATCAAGATTAGAAGTGTAAGCACCTCCAGCTGATCCAGTTAACCAAGACTTCATACGTCTGTCTTCTGTTTGAGAAGCTCTATAACGTACGTGTAAGAATGGTCTTCTTATATTAGTACCTAAAATTTGATCGTAAACTGTTGAAGTACCTGCTGGTATTAAAACACCTTCGATTGATTGAGTACCTGCAATTGCTCCTCTTGTAGAAGCATCATTTAAGTATTTCCAGTCAGTTTTATAGAAGTCATAAGAACCTCTTCTGAAACCACTAAATCCAAGATTTAAAGCCATTTCTTCTGAGTTTTCAAATAATCCATAAGCTGTACCACCGTTAGCACCGTAAGATACATTAGCAAGCATGTTATCAAATTCTAATGCAGTTGATCTTTGTAAGAACAGCATATTTTCTTCAATAGCACCTTGAGTATCTAAGTTTTTAAGTATTTCATCAAAGTCATCTATACCAGCTGCGCCAGCAAATCCAACTTCTACGTTACCTCTTGATGAGATAGCGGCGAAAAGACCTTCAGTACCTTTAAATCCTGAAGCAGCAGCGTTATTTCCAGCAGCCGCAACAGCGATCTCACCTTCAACACATACCATTTCTAGGTAATCTTCAAATCGTAATCTAGTTTCAGATTCCGCTTTTAAGTACCATAGATAACCAGTAGTTCCATCTTCTGTAGCAACTTCAACCCAACCTATTTGAGCCATATCTGATCCGTTTATTGTATAAACATTTCTGATAATAACTGGTGAGTTATTATATTGTTGAAAAGCTGGAGTAATAGTAATCTGTGGTTGTACAGTATTATTTAAAGCTAAAGCTCCAGCACCTGCATTAGATGTGGATGCGCCTTTAACAAATTCTGAACCATAAACAAATATTTTTACTGAAGTACCTAAACCGCTTAGATCTGTACTTAAATAAGGAGCAACAGTTATAACACCAGTAGCGGTATTAGAAGCTGTTACAACACATTTTGCTTCATTGCCACTATCGTCTAAAACTACAATAGTTTGACCTGGAGATACTACATTTCTTGTAACACCAGGAGCTGTTGCAGCAGGAACAGTAATAGTGGATGGATTAGCTTGATCATTAACACAGTTGTCATATGCTATATGTAATCTATTTTGTTCTGACCAAACAACTTGATCTGAAGTAAGAGGCATTTCAGCACCTACCATACGTAAGAAACCAGATAGAGTTCTATTTCCATATCTCTCTACTTCTTGTTCATATATTTCTGGTAGATATTGCTGAGCAAAATCACCTGTCCCATCTGTAAAAGATAGGTAATTACTGGCTAATAGCTGCTGATTAGGAGCAGGAACTATTGAGCCAAATTGTGGAGTTAAAATTCCCATAATTTTTTATTAATTTTTAATTAAACGTTTTCTTTTTTATTTTCAATTTTGAAGAATCAAGCCCACTAATTGCTTTTACTTTTAAACCACCAACAAATATTTCTCCAGATGCCGTTTTACGTGGCTCTAAATTTATATTTTTTGATTTAGCCATTGTTTCTTTAATTGCATCAGTTTTACCTTGCTCATAAAAATGATTAGCTATAGTATCAGCATTTTGTGCGGCGTATAAAGCTTTATGATAACCTCTGGCATCTTGTATCTCTCCTTTGTCATTTAAGAACGTCTTAATAAAGTTCGATATATCACTTTGGTTATCGGCAACAGTTGAAGGATCTTTTATTCCGTATCTGAATTTTTTATCTCCTAATTTAAAATCAAAACCTTTGAATTCGTTGTTGAGAAGGCTTTTTGTTTCAGTTACAAATCTTTCATGTTTAGCTTCACTTGCTTGCTTGTCTTCGTTATAGCGATTGAAAAAATCCATAGCTTTTTGTTGTTCTTGAGTAACACCGGGTCTCAACTTGATTTCAGCATAATACTCTTTTTTAAGATCTTCCAAAAAACTTTTGGCTTTCGCTATCTCTTCTTTATAAGCGAGTTTTTTCTTTTTTATATCTCGCTCATCATCAACCTCTTCATCATATTGAAAAGTATCTTCAATAATAAAATTTACTTCTTCAGCATTTAAATGAGGTTTAGCTTTTTTGTAATATTCTTGTAATAACAGACCGTTGTCAACATTGCTATAATCAGCATTTAATCTAGCGTAGTCTTCAACAGTTCCACCTGTTTCTTTCATGAATTTTACTAATTTTTCTACATTTTCAGGAAGTTCTTGTGTTTTATCTTCCTGTAATATTTTTTCCTGTTCCGGTAAAGTAGTGGTAGTTTTAGTGCTTACGTCCACTCTTGTTTCATTAGAATTATCTTCTTCGTCTGTAATCTCTTGTATTGGTGAATCAGATTTTTCTTCTTTTATTTCTTCTTCTTTTTTATCTTCAATAGGGGTAATGGGCTTTTCGTTGGTATTTCCTCCTTTAGCGTCCATGATCTCGCTAGTTCCGGTTTGTTCGCCCACATCCACTTTCTTTGTTTCTCCGATTGAAATGGCATCTTTTTCTTCTTTTTTAGGTTTACTTAAATCTACCTTTATCATTTCAGGTATTTTATCTTCACCTAGTTGTTTTGGTTTAGTTACTTTTTTTATTTTAAAACTTCCTTCTTCTTTAGTAGGTTCAGATGCTTCTGCTGTTGTAACCGCTTTAGCTTCTTCTACTTTTTCTAATACTTTTTCTTTTATTTGTGTTTCTTTTTTTGACATAATATAATAATATAAAATTAATTGATTTTAAGATGGTCCAAATTGCTCTAATCCAAATCCATCTAAATTATCATTACCTGCAGATTCAAAATCTTTTGGTAATAAATCATTTTGTCTTTGATTTATCATTTCACTTTGTTGGGTACCTTGTAATTTAATTCTTTGATCTTTACGATCTTCTATTGCTCCTTCTTTTTGTTGTTGTACTTGACCTTGAAGTCGGGCTAACTCCATATCATAATTAAATTCTTCAGCCATAAGCTGTTTTTTTATTTCAGCTTCTCTTTCTAATTTAGTAATTTCAAATTGAGATTTAGCTTGTTCTATTTGTATTTCAGTTTCGGCTAAAGCTTGTTGTTTTTGGACTTCTGCTACTGCTGCTTTTTCAGCTGCTTCAGCATTAGCAGCAGCTTGAGCTTCTATATTTTCTAATTGCTGTGCTCTTTCTAATTCTTGTTTTTTCTTTTGACGAGATTTTAAACTTTGATTAGCTAATTTAATATTTCGTATTTCTCTTAAATCTATAGCATCTTCCAATCCAATATTACCAGCTTGTAATGCTATTTGTATATTTTGTTCTAAATTTGTTTTATCTTCCTCTTCGGGTTCTAATTCTAAAAATATTCCAAAATCATGTAAACTTAACTTTTGTATTTCATTTAAAGTATGAGTGTTAAAAGTGTTGATACTCGTCATTAGACTTTGTTGAGTAAGAGGAAATTGAAGCATATCAGAAACTCGCAAACTAATATTTTCACACACCCTTACTGTTAAATACATAAGCGATTGAAGAACGTGTCTTGTTGCAGTATTAGAATTAGCAGCAGCTAATTTTTGTAATCCTACTAAGGAATCTTTAGCTGGCATACTACCATCTCTTGCTTCGTTAAGTCCGGTGACATCTCTTATCATTTGTAAATAATACTGATAAGTTTGAATCATAGCTTGAATTTTAGACATTCCATTTGATGTCTGTAATTCTTGAACAGGCACTTTACCTCTGTTCAATTCACCATCTTGGGTTAAAGATCTTCCAACTATACTACCAGTTTGAAAATACATATTAAGTGCTTCAGAGGGATTATAATTAGTACCATTTCCTAAATCTACTTCTGCAAGTCCATCTACATCCAAATATACACCATCTGGTACCATTCTTGATAACACTTGTTGTAATTTTAAATGAGTCAATTGAATCATATCTGCAAAACCTATACTTTTACTAACTAAAGATTCAATTCTACCTTGATACATTCTGGGTGAACTGATAACATAATTCATGTTTACCTTTGTAGTATCACTATAAGGTCTTGTCATATTTTCACTTAATTCCCATTGAAGTAAATTATTAGCAAGACCTAATACTTTAGCTCCCGAATATAAAACTTCAATAGATCTTGATACTCTATCAAAATTATCATTTGGTGGAGGATTAAAAGTATCTGGTTTTTCTAATGTTTTTTCTAAACCTTGTTCTGTTTGTTTTATTTTAAATACTTGATCTTGATATGTTTTATATTCAAAAAATAAAACTTGAACTTGATCTTTGGTTTCTTGTCCCCACCATGTATTTTCTACGTAAGAATTTCTGCCTGGATATTTTTGTATTTCTTCTAATTCACTTTCAGTTAAATAAGGAAATTGTCTTTTAACTTCAGAAAGTGACATATTTTTTATTTCTCCTACATAATAAATATCTTCAAAATTAGGATCATCAGTATAAGAATAAACTATATTTGCGGGATTAACATAATCTACAGTTACACCTTCAGATAAATTAAAATTAGTTTTAACACAAGCAATTCCTAAAACAGCTAAATCATACGCTAATCTTTTTTTAGTTTCTTCATATTTATTATAATCTAATACATTATTAATAACTTCTTCTTCAGCTATTTCAATACTTTGTTTATATGTAAGTTGCATGTAAAGATCTAATTCTCCAGGATCTTCAGGTAAACTTTCAGGGTCTGATGATGAATAATAACTTCTTCCTGTAATTTGTGTTAATTGATCTATTTCAGCTTTATTTTGAATATCTCTTAGAGCACTAGCAGCATAGTTAGTACGTTGTTTAGTGGCAAAAGGATCTTGTGCATATGATTTTATTTCATATCCTTTATCTGTCATTCCATTAACTACAATATCAACAAATTTAGATAAAATTGGTACGGGTTTCCAGTCTAAGTTAAGATAAGATAAATCACCGTTTATAGCTAATTCATCTTTATATTTTTGAACTGGTTGTTCTCCTCTAGCATATAATCTTAATCTATTAAAGTTTTGAAAATTATTAATAAATCTATTTTGACCACTAGAATTTCTAAACCACTCATATTCAATAGCTTGAGCCACTTGTAACCCATACTCTCTAGATTTTTTCTCTTCTTCAGGTACCACCTGATCGGGGAAAGCACTATTATAGTTAATCTTAACCATCTAATTTAGTATTTTTGAATTTACTCCTTTATTATCATATTTTTTAAAACCTAAAGGTACACTTGTTATTG